AGGAAACGATAGTAATACAGAATTTGTATTAGAATCTAATACTGATTTAAATGAGCAAGTTATTTCATTGTGTGTTAAGCAGAAAAGGCAGTCATGGCCTAATCTTAAATTATTTTTTAGTAAATCAAATATGTGTTTTAATACTCTATGTGTTCTACTTGCTGATGAGGTTTTAGGTGCAAATGATATTGATATTTCTAAATTATTGATTGATTATACAAAAGAAAACCTAAGAATTAGTTATTATTATATTGATGGTACAAGGGAAATTGGTGTTATAAAATCTAAAAAAGACGAGGATGGTATGTTTGTATGAATTTCAAAGTAGTTAATGGTGATAATAACAGGTATGACCAGGTGAAAAAATTATATGAAACTGGGTCTACTTACAAAGAAATTCAAGAAAAATTAGATTTAACGATTGGTCAGGTGCAATCTAGTGTTAGGTTAGTGAAAAAGCATTCACAAAATTATTGTAAAAAGAAGCCTAAAAATTATCATTTTAGAGATAAAGATAAACGATGGATTATTGATAAAATGATTCATAAAAAAAGATTTAGTGATTATGGTTATTGTTCTGAAACAAATGTGCAGAAAGCAGTGGAATTGTATCGCAGTATCAGTTGGGATTTAAGTAAAAAGTATAAGATTGAAGATGAATTATCTAGATTAAAATGGGATAAGGAGGCATGATATTTTTATGAATTTTTTTAATAATGATAATACTGAAGTGTTGCCTATGGAGTTAGAAATAGTTATACCATTCGTTGTAAAACGAACAGGTGTGAAAGAAAAAGATGTTCGTAAAGTATTCTTGTTTTTACAAAATTTTCAAGAAGGGCAAGAACAATGATTGGTGAGGATCTTAAGAATTGTCCAAGATGTAAACATGGATTATTAAGAATAACATCATCAAGAAGTGAAAACTTAGAAGGTATAGTTTTGAAATTTAAATGTAATAATTGTGATACTGTAATGTTTGAAGAAATAGCTATTCAATAAATACTAATTGTAGAGGGTGGAATGTTGTTATGAGTCGTTGTAAATGGTGTGGGAAAGAATTTATTAAAAATCATAATAGGCAAATGTATTGCAGTCCTGAGTGTAGTAAATATGCGGTAATGGAACAGAAAGCAATTTATAGTAGAAAATATAGGAGAATGTATGTTCAAAATGAAGGTTTAGGTTCTAGTAGTTTAGGTTGTAAAAGGAATACTGATTTTGAATTGGAATTAGTATTGATACATAAAGAAAAACACAGATTAAAATTATATTAGAATTATTTTTTTTCCTCTTTTTTTTTAACTATAAGATATTTTTGTATACTTGAAATTTTTTAAAATATTATATTGTATTAATTCTATTTTTTTTCTAACTTTCCACTCCTACTATTGAAGATATAAAAAAATATAATATTTTAATCAGTGATGGAGGATTGTTTATAACATTGGTTTCAAATTTTGCTAAATTCAAGACACTACAACATGATTGGAAATGTCCTGAATGTGAACGTGAAACACGACTATTATATGACCATATCCACGATGAAAAATATTGTATTAACTGTGGTTTGGTACTTGAAAAATTTAATAACTTGTCTCTTCTGTTTAACGAATAACTATGTTGCATTTTTAATATGCTTTTACTTCGCCTAATTTATCATCCAAAAAAAAATAAAATATTATCCAGTTTTATTATAAATAATCTTATAAAATAAAATATTTTCTTTTTATCTTCACAATCTTTTTCGTAAATGTCATGGAAAAAAATATTATAATAAAAAAAAGAATATAGATAAAAATAATTTTTTTTAATAAAAAAAAGAATATATATTTGATGGATTTTCCCTCCTTATAATAATACATTCTTTTATGTTTTTAGTTTTCCTTTTTACCAATTTCAATTGGGAGTTTAAACCTCCCTCCATGACACCTTTTTATTTTTAAATTTAATTAATTTTCATAATATAAATCAAAAAAAATGGAGTATAATAAATCGATAAATATGTTAAAAAATAATATCAGTGGTAATCTCACTACCATAATAAAACTTGGAGTAATGTTAATAGCTCCATATGTGGGGATTGACGAAGCAACAGGAAACACTCTTGTAGCAATAATAGTAAGTATACTATTTTTGATATTAGGAATACTTGATGCAAAATATCCTAACACAATATTCACAAAAAATAATAATGATACTTGTGGATATTCTTGCAACAAAAACGAAGAAATGGACGATGACACAGATGAAGGAGCATAAAAACACAGACAACTGTAAACAAGAAACCAGGATCTCACTAATAGAAAACAGACTAGACACTAAACAAAAAAATATACAAAAACTTCAAGAAGGTATAAAAAAAGTAGAAACAGAAACCCATTGTAGAATGGAAAAACTAGATGAAACACTAGACAAACTCAACATAGTAGTAACAAGTCTAGAAACCACTATAAATAATTTTAAATTTGGATTCACAGCATTAATGGTAGTGTTAGGTGGAATAATAACATTCTTAGTAACCAAACTAATAGAAATGATATAATAATAAAAAAAATTTAATAGCTATTTTTTTTGGGATAATTTTTTTAGTGGTGGTTTTGATGAGTAATATTATTTTGGGGTAATTATTGTGTTATTTGGTGGTGATGTGTGTGCCTCCTGTTAGTAAAGTTGAGAGGTCTAAGCATAGAGATGAAATTGATGATTTATTATTAGATGGTAAACCTGCTGGTTTTGTATCTAATTATTTGAAGGATGAATATAATGAGAGTATTTCTGAGAGTAGTATCCGAAGGTATAAGAATAGTAAGTTGAATGTTAAAACTGAAGCTATTGTGATGTATAATGAAGAGCAGTCACAAAAGAAAAAGGATAATGCTGTTTCTGAATATGTTGAAGATATTAATAAGATTGATAATTTGATTGAAGATGCTTCTAATATTGATTTTAATGATATGACTAATTATCAGAAAGGTAGAATACTTATTGGTTTGTTTGGTGAAAAAGCTAAATTGCTGGGTCATTCGGATACTGAAGTGAATATTGTGAATGAAATTGAAAGTAAAAATATTGTTTCTTTGGATGATGATGAACTTGAGGACTTGTTGAAAATTAATGATGAAGATGATAATTTTGTTGATCAACTATGAGGATAAATTATTCCAAATCAAGTTTAGATTATAATCAAAAGAAATTACTTCAAAGAACTATTTTTAAGAATCCTTTTATTCCAGTTAAACCTTATAATCGGCAGTTGTATGCAATAGCTAGTAGAAGTAAAAGAAAATTGTTAGGTGGTTCTGCTTGGAGTGGTAAATCAATGCTTGGAGCTATTCTTGCATTACAACATTTTGAAGTTCCTAATTATCGTTGTTTAATTGTTCGTAGAACTTATGATGATGTAATAGCTACTGGTGGAATAGTAGAATATATTAATGAATGGACTCAGGCTTTTCCTTATATTGAATGGAATCAATCTAAAAGGGTTTTTATAAATCATAAGAATAATGCTAAAATATTTTATTCTTATATGCTTCATGAAAAGGATAAAAATAAATTTAAAAGTCGTGCTTATCATAAAATCATTGTTGATGAGGCTAGTGAATTATTTGAGATTTGTTTAAGATTTTTAAATCGTAGTTTAAGACCTACAGCTGGGTTAACTAAATTTCCTTTGGCTTTGTATTATATTAGTAATCCTAGTGAAGGTGAGGGAAGTCAATATTTAAATGATAAATTTGTTAAAGGAGAATTTCCTTTTTTTGAAATGAATTTATGGCATAATCCTTATGTTAAAGATGAAAGAGAATCTTATCTTGAAAATTTGAAAGAATTAAGTCCAGCTGATTATCAGTATCAGATAGGTAATTGGGATTATGAAAGAAAATCTGGTGATGTTTTTGATTATGATTTGATTTGGGATCATTCTATTAGCAAGCAAGAATATGATGAATTGTTAACTGAATGGGATGTAGTTAATAAAGTATTATCTTGGGATATAGCTAATACTGAAAAACCTAGAGCTGATTATACTGCTTACAGTAAATCAACTATTTTTAAAGAGAAAATAGCTGTAATTAATGGGCAGGATAGTTTTAAAAAGAATCCAGGTAAACTTGAAAAAAGTATGAAAAGAGTTATGGATCAAAATGATGATCATGT